GAAGTGTTCAATGGCATGACCAAGGGTGGTGTTCCCACAAAGACGCTGAACTGCGTACTGGCTGGAACGAATGTAGGCAAGTCCTTGTTCCTCGTACATATGGCGGCCGCGTGTTTGCGGATGAGTAAGAATGTCCTTTACGTCACATTGGAGATGGCCGAAGAACGCATCGCGGAACGTATCGATGCGAACATGATGAATGTGCCAATGGATGATGTTGTGGCACTCTCACGCAGTCAGTATAACAGAAAGATCGAGGGGCTGCGGTCGACTTCTACGGGGAAGTTGATTATTAAGGAGTATCCAACGGGTGCCGCACACTCGGGGCACTTTCGTTCGTTGCTACAGGAACTCAAGGGGAAACAGAATTTTACACCCGACATTGTGTTCATCGACTACCTGTCCATCTGTTCTTCCGCACGGGTCAAGATGGGCAACTCGGTGAACTCCTATACCTATAACAAGTCTATCGCAGAGGAGTTGCGCGGCCTGGCAGTCGAACACAACCTTCCCATCTTCACCGCGGCACAGTTCAATCGCGACGGCCACGGAGCGTCTGACCCCGGGCTGGACAAGATTAGCGAAAGTTTCGCCATCGCGCAGACTGCGGACTTCATTATCGCCCTGACCACGACGGAGGATCTGGAGAGAAGCAATCAGATTCAAGTCTATACACTGAAGAACCGTTATGGCAAACGGAACTCATTTGAAAAGTTTCTGCTGGGCATCGATACCTCACGGATGATGTTGTATAATCCCAGTGGCACCGCGGTCCACGATATCTCGCTAGGCACGGCTGCTGACTCGCAGTCGCCCTTTAGTTCGATGTTTAGTGGTGCTTCTCGGATGCCACGACGGCCGCTTGCCCCCTTGCATACAGGTGGCCTGAATGAGACAGAAACCCCCTAAATATATTTGTGCATCTTCTTACGCTTCACCGGAAAACCACCAACGACGCACTAGCAATGCGCGAGGCTGTGGAGAAAGTCTTACTCCCCAAGACACAGCAACAGTATACGGGAAAGTCCATGTATATCGTGCCGTTCTTGGCGAGGCTGAATGTGGTCACGATTCCATTCAAGGTGATCAATGTGTTGGTGGAGGATACAGCGGTAAAAACGCCCAAAGATTCTTATATCACGGCCCAATGGTTGCCGACCCGAAGCACCCGCGTCGCGACCTACACCGAGGCGCGACCGCGACGGCCAGTCGACATACACATTGAGTGGCACGTTCATCCGCAGGGGCATCGCTGTGGAATTACCCCGTCTGATTGGAAGTGGCGGCACTTCTACTTCTGGGCATACCTCATGCACGAGTTAACGCATCGTCATCAATACGGTGGGCGTTCTAAGGATGCCGCTAAGATAGTATTCCCGCCGATGGAAACTGAGGATGCAGAGATTCGGGATCAACAGTCATATCTTGGAGACTATGATGAAGTTGAAGCGTATGCGCATGATATCGCGCTAGAGATGACGGTATGGTTTCCCACGATGCGGTATCGAGAGGCGTTCGCCCAGATGTTGAACATCGATAGTAAGCTAATCGCGGCTACCTATCCGATATTTGCTGAGGCCTTTGTTAAGGTGCCGGAACATCCGGCAATGCGGACGTTACAGAAGAAGATTCGCGAATGGTATGATATCATGAACACCCGACGAGACATTTATCAAACGCTGCAATTGGAGCCGCTATAATGAAATCTTTTCTCACACACCTCGGCGACCTCCACGAGGGCAAGACCGGCAAACTTACTCATCTTACGCATTTGGAAGATTTGATGCTCGACGATGGCGTCGCAGGGATGCAGCGAGCGATTGAGGTGTTGCGACAATTCCGGCATATGCTCATTAGTGGTGGTGTCTCGAAAGCCTTGCATGTGACCACTAAATGGGACGGCGCGCCAAGTGTGGTTTTCGGACCAGACCCGGTAGACGGCAAGTTCTTCGTCGCTACCAAATCAGCGTTCAGCAAAACGCCAAAGCTGATGAAGTCTCACGCACAGATTGCTGATGCGTATGGCTCTGGAGGAGGTGTCGCCCAGGTGCTTCACGACTGTCTGACTGAGCTAGCCCTGCTTCGACCTACCCAAGTGCTACAAGGAGATTTACTCTTCAGTGGAGCGCGTAGTGTCAAAGCACAGTCTATCCAGGGCAAGGAATATTTGACATTTCGCCCGAATACCATCCTCTACGCAGTCGATGCGACGAGCGCCCTGGGGCAGAGTATCGACCGAGCGGCACTTGGCATTGTCATTCACACGATGTATTCCGGCTCGGGCACGATGGATCGTCTCCGCGCAGCGCCCATTTCGCCGGGGGTGTTCTCTTCGCTGAAGAAGACGAGCCGTGTTGCGTCGCTGGATGCTTCGTATGATGATGTGTCTGGCAATGTGTCCTTCACCAATGAAGAAGATGGCGAGTTTTCTCTACTGTTGTCGCGGGTTGGCACACTAGCACAGCAGATACCGGCCCTGACCTATACCACATTTGCGGCCGAGCCGTTACATGCCCTCATGAACATATTTTTGAATCAGCAAGTCCGCGGCGGCCGAGCGTCCTCACCAAAACAGACACTCAACGACCTCTCCCTTTTCCTCGCCGCACGACAGAAGAAGGAGATGGCGGCACGGTCGAGCGATGCGGGAAAGGACAAGGTCGCCGCGACATACACCGTTATGCTCGACGCGGTGCGGACCAATCAGCGAGAGATGTCGCAGTGGTTCGAACTACATGCGGCGATCACTGCGGCAAAACTTATACTCATTCAGAAACTTGCGCAAGCCGCTCGTGTGGATACATTCATTCCGACAGCCGACGGCTTCCGTGTGACGGGCCCTGAAGGGTTCGTTGCAGTATCTCACTCGGGACGTATGGTGAAGCTGGTCGACCGTCTTGAATTCAGTCGAGCAAATTTCATGGCGCCTAGAGACTGGCAATAATTCTCTAAATACAATATATGCCTCGCGAAAAGAGTATCGTCATCGCATTTGGACGGTTCAATCCTCCAACGACGGGACACGAGCGCCTTGTTACCTTTCTTAAACGGACGGCGAGTAGGATGGGCGCCGACGCTAGAATCTATGCATCACCCACAACAGATGCGAAGAAGAATCCGCTGCCCTTCCAAGAAAAGGTCGGGTTTTTACGACAATTGTTTCCTCAAGTGACGTTCAATAGCAATGCGGCGGTGAATACTCCGTTTGCGGCATATGCTGATGCATCCGCGGCGGGATATAAAAATATCACAGTAATCGTCGGTGCGGACCGGGTGCGCGATTTTGAGAAGTTCGGCGCGTATCTACTACCTGCCGGTTCTTCTAAATACAATGCAGCGAAGCATATCGACGTATCGCAGTATCGCGTTCTGGGAATTCCCAGGGGCGCTGGTGCTATGTCTGCGACATTGATGCGTGGCTATGTTGTCGCTAACGATTTTCCAAGTTTCCTCGCAGGAACGCCCGGAAGGAATGCTGTTGTAGCAAAGAAGGTCTTCACCTCCTTGAGAAAACATATGCGTATACGCGAACAGAAAGCCTATCGTGAAGCCATGATACAGAAGGTGTCGGAGGCGCCGGTCGATAAACGACATCGTCCGCCGCTCCAAGGGCATCCCTATCACAAGAAAACTGACGCGCAACTCCGCTACATCGTCAAAGATGCGGGCGAGGCTGCTAAGGCAATGCGGGGGCACGCCACGCCTGACGCCGAACACAAATATCTCGATCAGTTCAACGACGCCGTAACTGTTCTCTATTATCGCAAGCGCGGCGGGGCACAAGTAGAACAAGTTGGGCTGGGTATCACAAAACGCATAACGGAAGGCGATAACCCATACGCTCCCGGCACCCGAGTAAAGATTAGTGGTTCTGGCGTCGCTAAACGGGGGAAAGTTGTTCGTTACGATAAAGGCGACCGTCACGGCAGCCCGTTTTACGTCATCGACGTCGGAAGGGCAAGATCGGAGAAAATTGGGGCACATAACGTACAGAAAGAAGATGTCGAGCATATAGAGAAAGATGGTGTGATTACTTTCAAGGAACACCTTTTGAACGAAGTTGCCGAGGATTGGTTGGACGAAGCTGTCACCAAGTTAGATGAGGGCTCCAAATGGGAGCAAATGCGCCACGCCATCATTATATTTAAGTCGTTGGCCCCGCGTAACGTCAAGGTTCCCGAGACAGCTATAGCTAGCGATATTGTTGATCAAGCGGTTTACTACTTTCTCTCCGCAGTATCGTTAGGAGACACCGCCGAGTTACGCCGCGTAGGCCAGTTGCTACACAAGGCAACCCAGCTAGGCATCAAATGGAATCAGAAGTTAATTAAACCGCACATCCGAAACAGGATGTCTTTGAAGGCTCAAGGCGTTTTGTTGAATCAGAAGACGAAAGCTAACGAAGCTGTGGGGAACGCTCCACCTAAAGTCGGCGATAGAGTTCGCGCAGGAGTTGGCGCCAGCCCGTATACGGGCTGGTCCAAAGCCGGATTTACCGGAACAGTGGAACGCATCGAAGGCAAGTGG